TTGATTAAAGTGTGAGGAGGTTGGAATAATAAAAAAGAACGATTATCATATTTTAAGCCCTGATAGAATCATTTATAATGAAGAGGGTATTATTACAAAAGCTCTGGAAATAAAATGCTTAGCAGCAAAGAAAATGCTTAAATATATGACCTGTGAAACTTTTCATGATGTATATAAGATAGAAAAACTATATTTCTATCAAGTAGTTAATTACTTTTTAGTAATAGATACATTAGAAGAATTATCATTTATGATATATCATCCTTGAATGTATGATGAAAATATGCAACAGTTTATTATAAAAGTAACAAGAGAGGACTTACAAAAAGACATAGAAAAAGCCGAGGAAAAGATCTCAGCTTTTAGAGCGACTTGGGAAGAATTAGAGGATAGATTATTAATTAAAGATGCAGAACTATGTGAGTAGAAATAGAATTTGAGAAGTATTATACTATATCAGAGGTTGCTAAAATCTTTTGATTTAAGGATAGTACAATTAATAGGAAATGTAGAGAATGAGCTTTGACTTGTTCTAATGTATGATCAAAAATAAGACCTAGGTATATCATAAAAGGGGAAGATATTTTAAATTTTTTAAACAAATAATTATGGAAACTTTATTAATCGGAGCAATAGTAGTGTTATTTATTATAGTAGTTATTTTACTATTCGTATCATCAGCAGCTTTAAGAGAAATAGAATCAAATGATGAAATTTATAATGATTTATCAGAGGAATTTAGATTACTTACTAATAGATATAATAGAAAAACTTATGAAGTTAGAGAAATTAAAAAAGATATTAAGAAGCTAGCAAACTTAACAAGTATGAAAACTAAAGAACAAATTAAATTTTTACTAAATTGACTAACTAAATAATGCTAAGACCTGCATATATATCACAAATCAGCGAGGGTAAAATGGAAATAACTAGACAACCAAAAGAATGAAGTAAAACAGTTATATTCCAAGATCATAACGAGCTAGAAGAATTACTAAAAATAGAGCCATTCGAAAAGCTAAATAAAATACTAATTGAAAAGTATAGTTTCTTATTTAAAGATAGAGTGAATAAAATATTAGATAAATAAAATAGAAGAGATGAAACAAATAGAACAACTACAAGAAATACTATGTACAGTAGAGAGTGTAGAGAAAGATGTGAAGGAATTAAGGTTTGGGTGTAAGTTAAAAATGTGGGAAGACTGAGAAGTTGATTATTGATTATTTACTCATAAAGAACAAGTGGATGAATTTTCTTGGTTTATACACCAAACAAATGACGATTGGAGTTTGTTTTGCTGAGAAGAATGACAAGATTATAAAATAATCTGAAACCCTCTCACTCTAAAACATCTAATGATGTATTGTAATGAGAAAGGAATAGATATAGATTATAATTCGAGTTGAGCTTTATGAAAAGATAATTGAACTAATAAACCTATTGCAACTTTAGACATCACAAAAGACTACCTCTACGAACAAGAAGACAAGGTGCTATTAGATATTATTAATTTTTTAAAAGGAGTATAGTATGAAGAAAGAAATATCAGGAGTATTAAAAATTAACTGATTTCATAAAAAATGAAATATTTACGATAGAGATGATTGAATACAAATAAACATATTAAAAAATGCAATAAGAATGGACGATTGAGATAATGAACCAAACTTATATGAGTTCAAAAATAAATATGAAGTTATTTGATTTCTAGCTTTAAGATGAATTATTAACAGATTAATATAAATAACCCACTCCCTACAAAGGGCTTACTACTTAAATAAAAGAAGTGAAAATAAAAAAAATAATGTGTAAGATAGGTTTACATAAATACAAAAGAACAATTCACTCTTGGGAGTTATGAGAACTTCATAAACATAAATGCAAGAATTGTTGAAAGTCCTATAATGAGGAATTTATTTGATAATTACTAATTATGCACGATATTCCTGAAATAAGAGAACAAAACAATCTTTCATATCAATTAAATGATATACAAGCTAAACTAGAGTGAGTACTATGTAATAAAGAAAGGTTTGCTTTGAGGGTTAAGAAACAAAAAGCACTCATAGCACTAAAGGCTGCACAGAATGAAGTGTATAATAAATTTAATAATATAATTTAATGAATATTCCACAAAGAACACTTGAACAATGGAAGGAGAACAAAGAAGAAGCTCAAGAATTAATAAATAGCTGACAAGAACTACAATTAGCTACTAGAGTTAAGATTGAGCAAGCTCTTTGATTAAGGAGTGAACCAACAGAAGAACAAAAGAAATTATTTAATAAAAGATTACTATGACAAACACTAAAGACTTAAGTTTCCAATGAAAGGAAGTAAGCGACTGTGTAGATAAACATTAATTTAAAACTAAAAATAAACAAATATGAAAAATTATCTAAAAGAACATAAAAAAGAAATCGTATTAATATTAGGGATAATCATTATATATACATTAAATTCAATGTATTTATATGGGAAAGTTGATGAAGCAAATGCTAGAACTTTAGAAGCTCAAAAACCAAGTTATGAAGAAATGCAAAAAGAGTCTATTGATAATCTATATCATGTAAGATCAGAATTGATTACAGATAATTCAAATATGTTATATAATATACAAGTGAATGAATGAGATATTATTATGGCTGAACACATGATTAGATGTGAAAAAATAAATATGTTTAGTGAGATAAAAGATAATTGTTCCGAAAACTGGGGAAATTACCCAAAAAAGTAGAATATCCGAAAAACGATAAAAAACTAAGCCCTGTAACGGTAAAGAAAGAAGTTTTAGATAAGAATATAAGCGAAGAAGATTACGAGGGCTTAGAGGGGCTAAAACAACGGTTTTTTACTGATTATGACCTATGAGACCCAAATCAGAACGATTCTACCCCATGTATTGGAGCATCTGGGAAAGATTTATGTGAAATGACTAAGAATTGAATAAATACGATAGCACTTGTAAATATAAAAAGGGAAGAGCTTTGAATTAGTTTCTGAGATAAGGTAAAATTAATATGATGACCATGTGATTGAGTATATTCTGTAGAAGATGAAATGAATTGGAGGTTCAGACAGTCTTCACCAGTTTATCGCCCATGAACTAATTATGAAATCAGATGAGATATTGCAAGATTTAATAGTGATATTAAATGTCAATGAGCTTATAGAATTAAAAAGGTTTAATTACCTTTTTTTTAATGCAAAAAAAAGAGCCGAAGCTCTAAATGTAGAAATGTAATATTACGACTACTTCTTTGAGTAGAAGAGATTAGCACCTCTCTTATCTATGAAAATAGATTATCCGATTAAGACGTTTCTTTTGTAACTTCTTACGTTTTTTCCTACTCATAATATGACCTCCTATAGTCTTTAGTATTATATAGTGGTTTGATTATTTTGCAACTTTTCTAATATAATATCAACCAGAGAAGAAATCCTTGTTATTAAGGAAGTCAGGAATTGTAATCACAGTATATTTATTTACTCCTTCGTAATTATCACAGTATTTAACTTCAAGGTCAGATTCTTTAGTTCATTTAATAAGCCTAACAGCATGACCAAATCATTTAACATTATCATTATTATCAATTATTCAGTTATCTTGTGCATCTTCTTTTAAAGCTCCTGTGTACCCTGTTTGTATACTAGAATGATTCAGTATAGCTAGAAGTTGTTTATAGTTCTTTAAATCGTTGATTCTATAGTATTTTAAGGTAAACGGTAACTCAGGGTTTTCTTCATTGAATAATTTAACTGCTTGTTTCATTCAATTTTGCAAATAATCCCCTTTTCATTCAACTGCTCATGTTTCTAGTTGTCTTTCCCAAACATCTTTTCTAAAAGATAAAGGTAAAGCATAACCTGTAACATCTGATATTACTCAACAAGCTGCTTGACCTGTACATGAATAATTACTTACTAATTTTTGATTGTATTTTATATTTGAAAATGTTTTTGCAGATACTGTAATTTCTTTTCAAGCTATTTCTTCTGTATAGTCTGAATCGTAGTATTGCTCTATAGATGAGTAAGTCATAATTTTTATATTATTTTGTAAAATATTCCCATTTATATCAACCTGCTGTTTTAGCTAATCAATTACAACAGAAAGATATTCATGATTGAGTTATTCATAGCTTTATTCTTACATCAGTCATTGATCCCCATTTTTTTATAAATTTTCAGTCGATAGTATATTGATTAACTTCTTTTTTTACTCAAGATCTTCATTTACTTATCATATCTTGCACATTATCTTTAGAGGTTCCTAAAAACAGATTATTTACATTATTATTTTTGGGATTATCATCCTTGTGACAAACTAATATTTTAGGATTATTTATATCTAGTCATAGAAATGCTTGAGCGACTAATCTGTGAATTAAGTATATTTTATTTTTTCAGTTTTTAGTAAGTGTTGATCTTTTATATCATCTTTTTTCTGCGGAGGCCCTTAATATTTTTTTTCTTCACTTTCACATATAATTCAGGCTTTTTAATTTTCCTGAATTACTAATCTGATATAATCCCTTATATCCTTTAATATCTTTCCAAACTAACATATTATATTATTTAAAAAAATCTATAAACATGGCTGTTTTGGATAGTACCATACTTATAGACTTTCTAAAATACCAAAACATTTAAACTATCCATTATCAATTATATACGGATTATGTAAATGTCAATTTATGCTTTTCTAGCACCTTTCTTCTTTTTCATTATATCATTACTTTTCTTTTGAGATGCACTTTTCTTTTTTAAAATCAATCTTTTTGGCATAATATTTTGTTAATTAATAAGTTTCACACTCCATATCTTCATAAGCACTTAAGAATACATAGGTTTTATATACTGTATCATAGATTAAATATCCTATTAAGCAGAATGTCAGTAATAATAGTGAAATTACTATTTTAAATAAATTATTTGCTGTCATTATATGTTTTTACTAATTATTATATACACAATTGATGTTATAATAGAGATAAGTAAACCGATTATATATATTAATGCCTTTTTATTCGATTCTTTTATATTCTTAATCTCTTGCTTATTCTCTACATGAGCTTCTTTATTTTGGTTATGTTCATCTTTAGTCGCAAAAGACTTACTTTGCTCTTTAATTATTTCTTTAATTTCAGCAATCCCTTCTTTCATACCTGTCTTTATATCACTTAATTCTGTTTTCATAAACTCAAGTCATTGATTATGTAAGGCTATATTTTCTTTGTTATCGTGTACATCTAGCATAATTATATGGTCTCTATTTTTAGAACTATGTCTATCTTCTTGTATTATTTGACTTAAATCCTCTTTAATCTTATTAGTCTTTTCAACTCATTTATTCTCATGTTTAAGAATTTCTGAGTCAACATAAGATTTACTAGCTGTTTCTGACATTATATAAAATTAGTATTATTTATTTTAATATACGGATTTAAAAACTAAAGTCAAAAAAAAGAAAGGTTTTACCCTTTCCAATTAAATGCTTTTGCTCAGATTGTGTTTAAACTAAAGAACATAATAATAAACACTAATAGTCTTCTTAGTATAGAAGTCCAATGCAAGAGTATAAGAATCCTATTAATTAAATCTAGGTTAGATTTATAGAAAGCTCTTATTCAACCTCATTTAGCATATTCAAGATCATGAATGTTTGAAACTAAGTCTAGGTTATCTAGTAACTCTTGTGCCTTTTTAGATTCAAAGGCTTTAAACTTTCTAGCTTCGTCAGTAAACTGGATTCCTCACTTAGCTCACATTCAATTAGTAATTCAATCTAGTTCAGTCTGTTTTAGATATTCCTTAGTGTATCATGCTTCTTTTAATATTATGTCTATAGTTTTCATAATCTTATTTTTTAAGTTCTATTCTTTTTTTTGCTAATTCATTTAATTTTATTGTTATTTCATTTAATCTTTCAATGTCTCAATCTGCTTGTAATCATAAATCAATAAGGTCTTGTAAATTATTTCTATCAGAATTAAGTGTAGACATTTCTTTTTCAAGCAATTGCAATTCCATTTCTTTTTCTACTTCAGTTATATTTTTTTTATTTTCTTCTATTTGAATTAAATCATTATTTGTTAAAGGAACTTCAACTCCGTTAACTATTTTAGTATTTGACATATTTTATGTTGTTATTCAAT